GTAGTAGGATCTTGAACTAATTCAAAAGTTCCACCACCAATTCTATTTACATCAAAAGTTGTTGCCATATTATTCCTTATTGCGTTTGTTCGCTTCCTTCAGGTTGAGTATTTGCCGCACTAAAGCCAGCTTCCCCTGGCATCGGTACACCGCCAGTTCCGATGTTGCCACCTCCAGCTCCCGATATATCTGTTGCTGAAGCTCCAGGAGGTACTTCTCCAGTTGGCCCCATTTGACTTTGTCCTCTAGCAGAGGTAGTATTGTTTTGATTTCCATTTGCCATCCCCATTATTTGTGCATAGATCGCAGCTTTCTCTGGATCATTAATTAATTGATCTGGATCTATATCTAAAGACTTAGCAATTTCTTTTAAGCAAGTATGCCATCTTACAAATGGTGCAAGTGCAGGATTAGATGCAGTTTGCATAAATGTAATTAGTCTTTGTGATCTAACTTCTTTTTGCATTAATGAAGAAGTTCCTTGTGCTTTAACTTCCAGATCACCTTTTATGTTAGGAGAATCTTCATTAAATTGCATGTTCCAATGATACAATGATTCTCCAAGGGGTTTCAAAAGATAGTCATCAATATTTTTAATAACTGTCTTAATACTTAATGCAGCAGCACCCATCAACATAGACATACCCGATGCAGTTCTAGTTGTAGATTGTACACCTGTTGCTCCATGTGAGTATGATGGAATACCTGTTGATTCATCTGCTAGCTGTCTGAACTTATCAAACATTTGTAAATTCTCTTGTGCAGTATTTGGAAATTTAAGACCATGTACTGCTTGACCTGTTTGACCACTTTGTCTTCTAAATATTTTACCAGGATAAACTTTCATATCTTGTCCTGGAACTAGCATTGTTTCATCAACATCAAATACTAAATTACCTGCTAAGGCTAAGTTATCAATTGCCATTCTAGCATGACCATTCATAACCATCTGTGAGTCTTCCATATTTTCTGGAATACCTACTCCAAAAAATTGATATGGATTTAATTCATATGGACATACTAAGTATGGTAATCGTTTTGGTGAGAATGGATTTTCTACCATTCGTAAAACTTTATTACCACATATCCATACATTAACATGAACTACTTCTGAATCTGTTTCATATAAAATTCCACATTCATCAGCAAGTTTTTTATCAATGACTCCCCAATATTCTAATACTTCAAATCTGTTTTTATAAATACTTGTAATATTTTCTCTATCATATAATGAAGATTCAAATCCTCTTGTTTGATAGTTAGGCCCCATCTCTAAACATTCTTGTACAGCTTGTCTATCAAACATAGGTTTATCTCCTAAGTCTTCTAGTTGCTGTTTGTTAAATGAATGTCTTTGAATTACATAATCACAATCATTTATATTCGTAGCATTTGGATCTGGATAAAAATCCCAACATGATACTGCTTCAATAGATGGAATAGATTTAGTTTTTGAAATTTGAACTTTAGTTACATTACCTTCTTCATCTTCTGATGTATCATAACTATGATATGTTTTAGAATCTGTAAATGGGCCTTTTAAAATTCCTGTACCTAGTAATGCCATTTCAAAAAATACATGACGCATAATTGTAATAGCTTTACTTTCTTCTAACTGGTCATGAATTAATTTCTCCATAGCTTCTGCTGCTAACTTAGCAGGTTCTATCTGTGGAGTACCTGTACTAGATGGGCCTTCTTCAAATCCTACGTTTTCATATTCTTGTGCAAGATTTCTCATTAAGTCTGTAGCAGTAGCACCAGGAGGAATGCCTCTACCATCACCTGCATAACCATAAGGATCCATTTCTTCTGGAGCTTGTGGTTGTTGCTGTTCTTGTGGTGTTTTTAAATGAGCTCTCTCTGCAATACCTTCAGGTACTGATGTTGGATTAATACCTAAAGGAAATTTATTTTGTGAAAATAGTACTTCAATAATTTGACCGAATGATGCAAGAACTTTTGTCTTTGTAATCTTAACAAAGATTCTAGACTTTTCGTTATCTCTAAAAGCCATTTCTGGCCCATACAATCCTCTATAATTTCTATAAGCCTTTAACCATCTTTTTTCATCGTAGATTTTAGATGTCTCAGCTTGTTGAAACTTAGAACGTATGTGTCCTACAAGTCCGTTTCCTGCAGTTTCATAACTGCCATTTTTATCTTTACTATCTTCCATTTAAAACTTAGTAATCTTTTTCTTCAGCCATTCTAAAAATTGATGGATCTACTTTTGATTTAGATTTTCCTTTTTTATCTTTACCATCACCAGCCATATCACCTTGTTTGATTTTCATACTTGGATTAATTTCCAATTTATCATTAGGTCTTTTAGCTACATCTGGTGCAAGTTCTCCATGCATATATCTTTTCATCATTTGCTTTTCTCCTATATTAATAATCTTTTTGATCTGCCATTGTAAATAAACTGTCCTGTACATGTTCTGAACCAGATTTAGTTGGGACATCATTATCCGCTAAATAGTTCATAGACTTGTATTTTCCTGGAGCATGCTTATTAAAGTCAATGTTCATTGATTCTCTGTTTGGTTGTTTGCCATCAGCAGCTTCACTTAATTGACCTTGTTTTACTTTAGCCTTTGGGTCGAATTTTGCTTCCATGTTTCCTCCTGTTATATTTTTACTTTTTTAATTTTAAGTACATTTTTAGTAGGAATCACTGTATGACCACCACCTTGTTTAACTTCTTTGTTATTTAACTCAAAATTAAAATCTGACATAAGGATTGTTACTTCTGAGTCATATCTCATTAACCATCCTACGGTACAGCAAATAGCTGTAGTTGATTTTTTTATGTCTGGTATATCTACCCAAGAAGCATCCGATACAATATCTTCCCAGTAAGCAATTACCAATTCATATGGAAATATTTTTTTATTAAGCTCTGGAAGTTTTCTTTTTTTCTGTGACATTTTTTAACTTCCCGCTTTTTTCCATTGCATAAAAAACAGCAGTACCTTTTTTAGTACCATACTGTTCTTTTAATTCTTTTAAAACTTTTTTACCTTTAGCATTCAAAGGCATTATAATACTTTTCCTTTATTGATTCCTTCTTTAACAACATACTTACTTGTGCCATTTGCATTTTTATCTACAGACTTTTTAAAGTATCTGCATAAAAATAATTCTTTAGCACGTCTTGTTGCATCTTGAAAATAAACATTTACTTTGTGGTGTATTCTATTCATAATTAATATCCAAATTTTTTATCTGCAGCATTAAACTCTGTACTGAAGATAGGTTTAAAACGTTGTGCATATTTAGGGTGCATGGGTCTGCTCATACATCCATAACGTAATGCATCATATGCGTGATCTTCTGCATTCGTATCTACATCTTCTGGGTTTTTATCATCAACAGGTAGAGTCGTAATTGTTCTAATTAAATTTCTACAGTTGTTAAAAACTCTAAGACCTGGTTCTTTACCATTCATTGATAATCGTTTATGAATTTCAAGTTTACCACTAATTCTACTTTTAGGTGATCTATCGGATTGTCTCCAACGACATCCTTGTTGTATCATTGTCTCTGCAATGCTTGGGCCTACATCACCTCTCTTAGCCCATGTACTAGAGTCTAATACTCCGTATTGAATATATTCTCCAGATTCTAATTCTATAACTTTTCTTGCGAAAACATCTGCCGTAATTTTGGAAGTATATAACTCTCTATAGACCCACAAATTATTATTGTAATCAACAGCAAACCATAGAACACAAGCAGGAGAACTATAACCCCAGTCAGCAGCACGAAACCTATACCATCCTTTAGGTATTTCAAAAGGTTCGACCACATGGACTGACCTGCTAAACTCTGGAAAGGCTGAATCTTCATAGGCATCCCAATCTCCATCTAAGAACTGTTTACGCTGAGTATCAGGTAAAGATGCAAGCATAGCATAATAGTCATCTGTTTGCATCAGATAAGGATTGTCTTGTAACTTTGCAGGAATAAATCTACGTGTGATAGTCTTTACTCCGACAGGTGTGTCTATTTTTATTTCAAATGCAGAGTTAGGTTCTGCAGGGTCTACAAACATTTCTTTAACCCATTGTGATCCAATGTTACCTGGGTTGCCTGTAGCTCTTAAATAAACAGGTATGTCCTTATCTACTGATCTTAAAGAAGATCTTAAAAAATTATATATATCTGGCGAAGGATATTGTGGAAGTTCGTCTATTCCTATCCATGTGTACGACTGACCTTGGTAACGTAAAACGTCTGTCATGTTCTCTGCGTAACCAAACTCGATCTTTGCTCCCGAGGGAAATCGCCATTCTTTTTCTTGTTCTCTCCATTTTGCTCCTGGATATGCCTTTGAGTATAATAGTTGAGACTTACTAATTAAGTCTCTTAACTCTGGCATTGTACGTCTTATTAACAGTGCTCGGTGATGAGCCTTGGAACAATATCGAAGTGGATCTACTAGCATGGCATAAGACTTGCCTCCACCTCTTGCTCCACCGTAAAATACTTCTCGTTCAGAAGCTGCAAGAAATTCTGTCTGTGGGCCACCGTTTGGCTTGAAGATTACGTCTTGCGATTTTACATGCTCTTGTATTGTCTTAGGAGCACTATCTATTATATCTTCCGTAAGCAGTTGTGTTTCTTTACCTTCAAGAGCTTTGTTAATAGTTAACAGTTTTCTTTTGGTATTTTCTGCAGCTTGTTTCGCTGAACGTAGCGTTTGTTCTGCTTGTGCAACTTTCTTACGTTTTCTTGCTAGAATTTGTTTGGCAGATTCTTTAGCTTTCTGTCGTTTCGGTTTCTTCTTGGGTTTCGGAGGTGCTACCTCGTTCAACTCGTTTTTTAAGTCCGACATGTGAAATGTATCTACCTGTTTTTCTGTGAAGCCATTGAGCTGTTTCTCTAAGTGAACAAGTTTTTAAATATTTCTTAGCTTGCTCTAGTGCTTCTAATTCTTCTTTGACTGGTTCAATGTAATCTGGATTATCAGATTGTTTAAAACCAAATGGAATCGTTCTAGCTCTTCTCTTGATCTTGATCGGTTCCATCTTTTGCTGGCAGTATGAATATACCATGGACTGCTTTCATATTAATATCTAGTTGATCTTTTTTTACAATACCAACTCTGTCTAGTAATTGAGTGGCAGCGGCTAGACGGATGTTTGCGTGTGGAGTTGTACCATCTTCGTCTAGCAAATCGGTGAGTCTGGTTGCTGCCTTAGCAGAGTGTGTGGATAAATGGTTCTCTGCTAATTCTGTAATTTCTTTTTTTAGGTTTCTAACAACTTTAGGGTAACTGTGTTTAGCGTAGCCTGCTATTTCTGCTGCTACTCTTGGATCTCCCTTTGCTTCCCCGAACAATACTTCGAGAAACTTCTCCTGCATATCGGTTAAGTTTTTCTTTGGACTTGGAATTATAGAAGAATCCATTGTTTGCATTAAT